CTGCTTTAGATCCTACAAAGTCCAGGCTATTTAACATCGCGCAGAGTTCTGGCGTATATCCGTAAGTCGCTCCGACGATAAAAGCGTATTTGTGCATAACTCTCCTTAACTTTTGAATCTGATCCCAGTAACTTCTAAATCATAAGATACCTGAGTCTTACCATTTGTCGTACTCTTTGAAATCCGGCGCGGAGTAATCTTAACCTCGACAGTCAAAGAGTTATTAAGATCCTCATCAGCGATCGGAAGATCAATATCCGAAATGTAAAGCGTCGGTCCCCGGGAAGGTTCTTCTTTCGAACTTTCTGCGATCATAGGAGCATCTCTTTTGTCTTTTAGGTTGATAAATGGATCATGTTTCTTTACTAACATTTTCGCCTCCTTCTAAGGTTTCTAACCATTTCTTTATCTCTCCGGGTTTATACTCTCCTGGAATAATAGAGGCCCTGACAACGGGAAGGCGAGTAAAACACTCGAGCTTGAAGTGTTTTTGCAGGAAAAAAATCCTGTTACTCGGCAAGATCGCCAGGGCCAAATGCAGGTTGCCGCTTACCACTCCCACGAATCCGGCCAGTCCGCTTGTGAGACTGATTAGGTTCGAAATCCTGGCTTGCGCCCTCCTAACAGAACAATCTACAAAGTCAAATTTCTTGTTCACAGGATTATGAAATACGTGCTCGAAGTGCGTTTCGATAGGGATAAAGCCGGCCTCCCGGATCTCATCCCAAATAAGCTTTGCTGTGGCCTCATCCGGGTTACAGGCATCCGGTAGGCATGTTATATTGAAATGTACTCCAATCAGCCTGGAAGAGGCTGTTTTAACCAATCTATGGCCATTTACAGGGGCTATGCCTAACTCATGAACGCAACAGAATTCCCCTTTTGTGAGGTCAGTTTGGTCTTCGGACATCGGAAAGTGGACCTTAGCCACGATATCGTAATCCAGGGTCTCCAGAGTATTCATATCCTCCCCGGTTATAAAGCGCGCCCAGGGCACGATATCCTCAAAAGAGAGACCTTTCTGTACCGCCAGGTCGAACTGGATATCCGGATAAAGCTCTCGTAACTTCATAAAGGGATTTAAGAACATAATTAAATCACCTAAACCATGCCAGAAAATCAGCAATACGCGCTTAGTCTCCGAAGTGAATTCCTGGACCAGTTTCTGATCAGACTTAAGCGGCTCGATAACTTTTGCCATTATTTCTCCACCCACCAGGTATAATCCCCTCCGCGCATGAGAGCGGTACCATACTTCGCCTCTATGATCGCAGTTAAAGGAGTCCCTCTTCTTAGATCATGACCACCAATTAAACCTCCGGGTTTAACCAGGGGATCGTAATGCTCCAGATCCCTTGCCACCTGCTCCCCGGTATGATCCCCATCTATCCAGACAAAATCAAATTGACGATTCTTCAACAACTCAAAAGCCTCATCGCTGACCATCGCCAGTATTTCTACCCGGCTGGCATAAGGCTCCAAGGCCAGATACGCATGGATCTTACAGGTATCCAGGTCCGCCTGCGGCCGCGCGGATTCAAACTCATTCTTCGGATCATGTTTCCAGGGATCTATCGTAACCAGCCGGGTCCCTGACCGCGCTGCCAGGATCCTCTTCGTAAGGCATCCGTAAGCGGTTCCGATTTCAACTCCGGAGATATCTTTATCCCCGAATCGCGCTTGCAGGACCTCCAGCATCTGCTCATGATGCCCACGGGTAACTCGATGAAAAAGCTTGTCGTCTCTTCCGGAAACCGGAGCCCAACCCTCATCCGGGAAGAAAGTCTGCTCACCCATATTTGGATCATGCAGGTAAATGAATTCAGTCGAGAGGCGCATGGCCAACTGGACCTCCCGGGATCTCTCCTGGGGCCCATCGACAAAGATAAATCTCCACTTCCTGCCCGGGTAAAGCGCCTCGATATCCGGCAGTTCTCCGGATTCGGGATAAGGGATGAAAGTCGCCTGCTTGTATCCTTGATGCTTTTGGAAAATCTTGATATGCTCCCTTAAGATATCGCAGCTGATCAACGTTAGGCCTTCATTCAAGAAGAGTTCGCTAGAAAGGCCGGTCCCGAACTCCAGGACTTCTTTGATATTATTCTTGCGGATCGTTTCTCTGATAGAGGCCCAGCTGGACCAACAGAGTCGACCGGCTCCCCAAGCAATATTTATAACTGAACCTTTAATGGAGCCATCGATAAAAGTCTGTACCTTCGTCATATCGAATCCGCAAAGCCGGAATTCTTCATTGCCGACTTTAACCGGAATAAGCGAATCCTCCGGTAAATCTCTTTCACAAATTGGACAAAACATGCATTCTCTCCCCAAGGTATTTAATTAAAGGTTTCTCGTCGGCAATATGTACCACACCATCACTTAACTCCATACGCAGAAATCCATCCGGATCTGCGTACTGATCATAGATATCTACAAAGGGATAAGGCCCTTCCTTAAGACGCTGATTCATTCTCTGGACATAACTCAACCGCTCCGCATCCGTTCCCAAAAAAGGAAAGTCAGGATTTTCTACCGGGACATCTTTACGCCTGGGCGGAGGGACAACATTAAAAAGCCAAATATTCTTATGTCTCTCTGCATTCTTTGTAACTCCGACCAGATAGTCTGCTACCAGTCTATCGACCGTCTCCTGCCAGGGTTGATATTTATGGACATGGCAACGGCAATCTATTTCTCCCCAACAGAAGATGATCGGTCGGTCCTCCGGAATTTCATCTACTACGATCTGGACCTTAAGGCCAAAGCTATACATAGTCATTGGTCCCCGGTAAAGAAACTTAACAAAGGGAATCTTACACCAAGCATGCCAGCAATGACTATCTCCGACGGTATAGATAAGCGGATCGTTCATCTTATCCTATTCTTGAGCTGATGCCGCAGGATTCCAGCCAGCTCGTCGGTAAAAATTTCGAATCTGTCATGATCGAAAGAAAACAAATAATCTCCGTTAGCAATCTCGGCAAAGCACTTTGCGAATCTCATAACATTATTAGTCATGATAATTTCGCAGATCTCATGGATGAGGACTTCATATTTGCGCTCTTCGGTATGCTGGGCCCTTATCACGATGCAATGCTCTTTCCAGTAGAATCCTCCGCCAGTTATCTTCCGATCGAATTTAATGCTCCACTTTACGCCGCCGATAATCAAAGACTTAGGAAACTTCATCAAAACCTCTTCCAGATAATCTTCCAAGCCAGAACAATACGTTCTACCAGACTCAACTCTTTATTGACAAAAGCCTTAAACTTAGGAACCAACGCCGTTGTTTCCTTCGCGGCCATCTGCCGCGCCTTCCTTCTCATTGCCTTCGCGACTCTTCCGTTCATGGTGTCCAATACCTCTTTTCCAGATTCCATCCTTCCATCTTCCGCAAGATTGCCAAACCATACGGAGTAAAGAATCGAATGAATTCAAAATCATAAACGTCTGCCTTAATCAATTTCATCACTTCCTGGAATCCTTCCTCAGCCGGACCAAAGCAGTCATGAAAAATCCAGTATCCCTTACCTTCACCCTTAAGCTGTGGATAGAGAGTTTTGAGTTCATAGAGGACATGCTCGGTATCATGGCAGCCATCCTGGAAGATCACATCAAAATTGATCCCGGGGAAAGTCTCCGGAGTAAGTTTCATAGAATCCAGTTCTCTCAGATCCACCGGCAAATTACTCTCTAACAACTGCGTGCGGACCTTCTCTGTCTGGACGATATCGATGCCATAATATTTATTGCCGGCCATCCCAAAACGGACCGCATTATCCTTGACTGCATGAGCCATATAGAAAGCGGTATATCCTTCGGCATGGCCGATCTCCAGGACCTGCTCTGCTCCGATCTCCCGGAGAAGAAAGTAAAGCATCGGCCCAAAGAAGGCTATCGTCGAGTTTATATTCGTGAAATGTTGCGCCTGCATCATCTCCATCAATGGAGCCGGATATTCTCCGAAGTATTCGACATCTTTAGGATGCTGGATCTTCGCGTGTGTCAATTAAACCTCCCTAGACCGCCATGCGCCGGCAGGATAATCTTATGATCCGGGAGAACCCGAAGGACATAAGCCTTACCTATGGACCAGATAAAGGCTTTCGGGTTATCATCCGCCGAGACAATAAAGATATCGCCATGCTTAACATTCCAACGATTCGCCAACTCACTCATTTTCTCTGCCGGATCTATCTTTCCGAAAGCCCATTCCAGGCATTCGGTAAGTTTCTCCGGAGGCACGCCGGCCAGATATAATAATCTATCTCCCCATTCAATCATCGTTTGACTCCGATCCCGATGCCTTTTCCGTCGAAGTTTTCATGGAAAAAGAACTCCTCCGTATGCGCCTTCTTGAAATCTTCCCAGACATCAATTAAATCACAACCATCTTTTGAGATATCATCAAAGAACAACAAACCAGCTTTACTAAGCGAAGGAACAACATTCTCAAGGTCCCTGCGCGCAGCCCTCTTGTCATGATCTCCATCTACCAAGATATAATCCATCCCGATCAGTTTCTTCTCCGGAACAGTCTCAGCCGCATCGCCTACAATGAAATGAATCTTATCTAAAGGCAGATTCAGCGCCCTTAGATTCATCTTGACGATTTCCGGAGAAATGAATCCATCATTAAAGATATCAAAGAGGTAAACCTCGGGGACCTTTGGATCTGGCATCGCACTTAAAAGTTGACAGATCGATATCCCGGTCCGGCAACCGATCTCCATGATGTTTTTAGGTTTTACCAGCGGTCCAACACAACTCCAGAGAAGATGATAATAATCCACGAATTCAAGCGGTCTCTTCTGCCAATGCCCTAGGTAAGCCTCATAATAAGCATCACCCGGGTTATATTTTTTAAGGATCCGCAGCGTATTGAAAACCGCCGCATTCACAGTCGCGTCATGATGAAGACTAACTCGAATCAACTCTGAGAATACCGCTGCGTCTGACGAAGAAAGGGCCTTTTGCTTTTCTTTCTTAAGAGTTTTACGCATGGGCCACCTCCCCAGCATATTCCAGCATGCCGCCGGCATAGTACCTTTCAACCGCCCAGGACACATCCTCCGGACGGATCAAAAGCATACAGAGAGGGATATTGTCTTTCTTATTATTGCAGTCATAAAACTTACCTCGCCAGCATCCATCATAAGGCGCACACATGAGGCAACCATTGACATAAATAAACTGATGATTCGGATAGAGTTCCCAACGTGTCCCTTCTCTGGCCCCGGCTACTACAACGCAAGGTTTAGAGAAGGCCGCCGCTACATGCATCGGGAAAGAGACACAGGTTATCACTCCTTCAGCCTTCGCGATTAACCGAAAGAGTTCCCGGCTATTCGTCTGGCCCCTCAGATCTACCACTCCGGAAAGTGCCGCATGGAGATGACTCTCCTGGCCGATTTGGACCAAAGTAATCTTATCCTTCAAGAGATCCACGACCTCCTGGTAATAAGGATATTGTTTAAGGGTATTATCTTTCTTCGCGCCGGCATTGATTACCCAGTAAGGTCCTTCAATTCCTGCGTTGACCAGGGCCGGACTCGGCCAGTCTTTCTCTTCCTGGGATAAGAAGATATCCGGCCTAAGGTCTATCTGAGGGATCTTGATTTCCAGGACTTGTTCTAAGAAATCCCGATGACCTTGGGAGAAATGATGTCCGACAGTCCCGGATTCATGAATTAAAGGATAATGCATATCAATCACTAGGATATCCTCGATCTGCGCCAGGAATTCACGGATCAATTCTTTTTCGCCAGCCTTAAGCCGAACGAAAAGTTTATTATTCTCTTCCTGCGTAGTCTTGGAGAATCTGGCGTTGATCTGCTGGTATTTGTCTTCGTCATATTGCAACTTGGTAATGTACGGAGAGTTATCAAAGATCTCATTACAGGGAGTACGGATATCGACGAGGTATTTGCCTGGATGCGCCAATTGTAAATCCCGGATTGCATTCGTCATAACCAAGATATCACCAGGAGATAACCGGTTAAGCAAAAGGATTTTCTTCGGGTTACTACGCTGCCAAACTCCGGTTTTTACTTCTTCTTTCTCTTCTTTTTCTTGCTCCAAGGACAAGGCATTTGATTCCTCCTTTTCCGAAACCTCTGCGTTGAAAAGCGATCCGGATATCTTCTTCTTTTTATAAACAAAAGCCGGATGCGCTAAACCTCCATCGCAACCGGTTATCATTTTCTTAAGGATAGGATTACCTTCCAAGGTCTTCTCGTCAAAAAGCGTTTTTTCTAATGTAAAAAATCTGGAGACCTCCGCTCTTAAATCCACTCCTAGGAATCGATCATCAAAGAACCCCTTACCATCGTACCTTATGGCCATGCGATAATCGCTGGAGCAGTAAATAAAAATTCCATCATCCTTTAAGTGATGATGAATTCTGGCCAGGACCTCCCGGATCTCTATGGCCGGCACATGCTGTAAGACATAAATGAGATATGCGATGTCGAATTTTTGACCCAGCAGTTGTGGAAGTTTGGTACAAAAGCGCGCGCTGTCCGCGTAACCCTCAGCCTCCCTCATCATTTCCTCAGAGGCATCTGTACCGGTTACGAAGACAGACTTATTCTGATTCAAGATCTCTTTGGCCAACCGACCCACGCCGCAGCCATAATCCAAAATCTCAGCCTCGCGCCGGGCAAAACGCAAGATCGCCTCTGCAAAAGCAGGTGTTTCGGCATCCCATCGTTGCTGCATCGTGAATCCATTGCAGTCCCCGACCACTTCGTGCCGGCCCTCTTCAATGTTCTTAGGTTTAAATAAATTATGATCCTTCAATGCTCGGTCTCCCATTTTACTCGCCTCCCCTTTCTATTTTGAAGGGCCCGGAGTGCTCAACCCCGGGCCCCTTTGGTTACTTTGCGGTACCCTCTACGAAAACCGATCCTCCTGCCTGTATGCCTCCAATATCTAAGTAAATGCCGGTATCAAATTTCTTACCTTGCGGCCATTCCTTAGTTATCGTACCCTGGGCTGCTGGAAAGATAAAAGGTACTTTCGTAGATCCTGCAACTGTTACTCCGTCTCTCAGCAATACAAAGTCTCCAGCGGCGCATCCCTTCCAGGCAATCGTTATCGAATGCATCTCTCCGGGACATGCCTTGATAAGGAGATCTGCTGCTGAGAAGAACTCAAAGAGTCCTTGTATTCTCGGCATCATGACCTCCTTATCCTATTGACTCAGAGCTCGATGAAGAGCTTGAGCTAGATGAACTCGAACTCGAAGAGCTTAAGCTAGAGCTTGAACTCGATGAGCTAGAGCTACTACTTGAACTGCTTGACGAACTCATGCTAGAACTAGAACTACTAGATGAGCTACTGCTCGAGGAAGAGCTCGACCTACTTGAGCTGCTTGAACTCGATGAGCTGCTTGAACTCGATGAGCTGCTTGAACTCGAGAGACTACTAGACGATGAAGAGGATGAGCTCGAAGAACTTGAGGAGCTCTTGGAAGACGAGCTGGAAGAAGAACTCCCAACCACATCCCCTATCCCCAACAACGATAAGTAATCTACATCAGTAAGCGTCGCATCAGCATCGCAAGCACTCAAAACACGATTCCACTTATCCACAAGATCATCCAGGAAAGCAACGACTTCATCCTGCCACTCTCCCAGCCGTTTGATTCTGGCATTGGAGACATCGATAAGATGTTCCGTAGTGCCAAACTTCTCCGTAGTGAAGATCGTCGTACCGTCAACGCCATCGTCAGCTGCCAGAAGATCCAGGACTGTGTTAAGATTCGCCCGGATGGCCTTCAGCAGATCATTGACCTTGCCTTGCGGCATGGCGTTATATTGGATATCTTTCCCATAGGTATTTCCGATCGACGGATCAGTTATCTTGTAAGAAGTGGCTATCGCTGTATCGCCTGTATCCGTATTTATCTTATCGATAAATGTGGCGAAATTGGTTACGAAGGAATAAAGGAGATCAAAGATCCCCTTCTCCCAGTAACCGCGACTTTCTATTCTTTCTGTGTGTCCCACTTTTATCCTCCGTTAATTCGGTCGGGCCTCAGCTTACATGAATCGAACATGGCCTAAGGTTATTAACCTTCATGCATGCCTTTACACTATCGGCCTCAGCCCTCCCTCATTGTTTAACTAGGTTTAGGCAGTACTTGCTGCCGCCGATGCGCAGTACATTGTGATCACACCATAGTCAACAGAATTGAACAATGGTTTAATCACTCCGAAGATTGCGCCGCAAGCAATACCCCATTGGTTGCCATAGTCAAAAGACTTCTCAGTCCAGTTGACCGGAGCACCCCAGGCTATAACTCCAGCCTGTTGGCCGCAAAGGATATTCCTTGCCACATACGAGGTGGATCCATCGTTTGCACGATAGACATATTCGTGCTCATGGATGATAATTCCGTTATAATTGGAGACCGCTCCAGAGAATATCGGATTATCCTCTCCACGCACACCAGCCTCGCGTACTGACTGGTTGTACACCGGATCCTGCTTAAGATTAGTTACATCGTACGGATGCAGAAACGCCACATAATACTCTTTACCATTAACACGGATGGGCCGGATCTTTGGAGTTGCCAGTTGAGCTGTCTGTTTGGCTAAATCCAAGACTTTGGTATCCATCTTCATGGCAGAAGTAATATGCGCAATCGCATCTTCTCCGCCGGCATAGACGAGCCGAGTCGAGGCTGCTATTGTCGGAGTGTTGGAGAAGGTAGAGGCCGCTTTGCCGCAGAGCTTATCGAAAATCTCCTGTTCGATTCTCTCGGCAAACCAGTCCGCTAAACGATTCTTAGCAGAGGTCCTCATATTGTAAGCGTTCTTTTTCTCATCCATCCTGCCGGTTAGGACAACTGCATGGCGGAGCTGATTTATGGCGACATCTTCGTCATAATCCGTCATGGCCTCTTCCGACCCTTCCAGGGTATCATCCCCTTCTTTGCCGGATGCCGACAACTTCATCCCGAGGCCAAAGCTGATATTGCTACCAGCCTCTTTTTTTAGATCCTCTAATTCCTGGATCATGGATTGCTCGGTAGCCCCTATAAAACGATTCATATAGAGGTTATCGCGCACATCCGCGAATAACTGCTTACGCCATAGAGCAGGCTGTAAGGCAGCATTACTGGCTGATGCACCCATTGGTAAATCCTCCTCTTATCCGTACAGCTCCAGGTATTTCTCGCGGACCTTCTTCGGGAGCTTAGAAAATTCCCGATCGCTCATAGCGGTAATCTGCTCAAGCGTATAATCAGATCCCTCGATCTTATCCTTACCTTCGGCGTGCCCGGATGTTTTTGGTTTATCTGCGTTCTCTTTCAGTTTTTTCTCAGCCTCAGCGGCATCTGCCTCTTTCTTCAACTCCTCGGCAGTCTTAGCTTTCGGCTCCTCTTTTTTGTCGGATTTTTTAGCTTTCCTGGCTTGGACCCTTGTCTGGGCTGCCGGTAAAAGCTTGGCATATTCCGGATCTGCCTGTATCAGCTCATACATCTTGAGAGCTGGATTTTCTCCTTTTATCAAGGATTCGGCTACCGCTTTCTGGTAGGCCGGATTTGTATTGATGATTTCTTCGGTCAATTCCATAACATCTTCGTAATCAGTTTTC